ATAGAAACGATACAAAGTTTAATGTGATGAATTACGAATTGATTAGTGTAGCGGTGGGTGCAGTTGGTGGGATAATCGGAACTTACGTGAAGATGGAAAACGAACTCACCAAAGTAAAAAGCAGATTGCATTCTTTAGAAAAGCAAGAAACACGAGTTCAGCAAAGCTTAGATGTTTTGCTTGATGGTGTGAATGAAATAAAGCTTTTGCTTGCCAAGAAAGGAATTCAATGAGGGATTTAAAGCGTATCATATTACACTGTGCTGCTACCCCTGAAGGTAGAGAGGTGAGTGTGGACACTATTCGTAAGTGGCATACAGACCCTCCCCCTCAGGGTAATGGATGGTCAGATATTGGATACCACTATGTAATTCATATTGACGGCTTAACAGAGATTGGTCGCCCTGTTTCTATTCAAGGTGCTCATGTATCAGGAGAAAACGAAGACTCTATTGGAGTCTGTTATGTTGGGGGAGTGGATAAGGATTTAAATCCTGAAGACACCATGACCGTTGAGCAAGAGATATCGTTTGTTGAACTAGTTAAAAGTTTACGACTTACATTTGGTTACTTAAGTGTTCATGGACACAACGAATATTCATCTAAAGCTTGTCCTTCTTTTTCAGTAGAAAAGAAGTTCGGCTTTCTAAACAAATAAGTTATGGAGTTTATAACACAAAATTGGGCAGAACTCGCCCTCGCCTTAATTACTGCCGCAGGAACAATTACTGCTTTGACTGAAACAGAGAAAGACGACAAAGTCGTTAATGTTCTGAAGCGAATCTTACAAGCTGTAGTTCTAGGTAAAAACCGTAGGAAGTAAATTTGTATCTTTGTCTTAATTCTAATCTAATCTAATTTACAATGGCTAAAAAAATCAAGCCTACCAAGCTCACTTCTGAAGAACTTCAGAGTTTGCGAACGTCTCTTCAGGAAATCAACCAATTTAAAATTTCCCTTGCAGACCTTGAAATTCAAAAATCCGAGACTCTTCTTTCGTTAAAGGATTTAAAAGATAAATTCTCTGAGGTAGAAAACTCTATAACTAAAAAGTATGGAGACGACATTACCTTGAATATTGAAACGGGAGAAATTAAACCTAAAGAAAATGGCTAAGATTAGTACATACCCTATTGATTCGTCCGTCAGCCTTGCTGATTATGTGATTGGAACTGATGCTGAGGATAGCAACATTACCAAAAACTATACTATTGGTAGCATTTTTGCTCTGAGTTCCGGTCATCTCAATGGGTATTCTACTACTCGTACTACCACTGTACTCGCAGGTAGTCCTGTAATTCTTGCTAATGTTTACACTCAGGGGTCAGCTTCTAATTGGACGGCAGCAAATAATCGTTTAACTTATTCTGATTCGGGAACTCCTGCTACTACCAACCTCTTCCTTATTACTGTTGTAGTCTCTACGGAGCCTGTCGCGGGTTCTCCTGCCATCAATTTTATTCTTTATAAGAATGGAGTTGCTTTGGCTGATACCGAGCAGACTATTTCGGCAACAGATTATAAATCCACTACTATTCAGACTATTCAGACTGCCACAACAGCTGATTACTTTGAAGTGTTCTTAAGCTCTAATACTTCCTTTAGTGTGATAGTGGGCAATGTTAACGCAACCGTTGTTGCAGTTCGATAAATGAAAAGTGACATCCGTAAGATATCAGTAGGCCCTGATGCTAAAAGCGGAGCACTTCATTATTTAGTGGGGCAAGAGGTATTGGGTGGTAGTTATCGCATACATCATATCCGTCAGGAGGATGATGGGTCTATATTTATTTGGATTCAGCGAGAAGATGAAATCTTTTTGTGGAAACAATTTAGAGATACAATGCCTATAGCCATTGAATACAATCTTGAATTTTAATGCAATCACCAACTTGTTTTATAGCTACACCCTTCGGAAATAAACGTTACGACAACACCAAGGTTATGGGTGAGGTTGAAATTGTTACAAGTACCTCCGAAGAAAACCATAAAGCCTCTAACCGCTTAGCCGTAGTTCAGTCAGTTCCCTTAGAATACAATGGGCCAATTGAAAAAGGAGATATCCTTTTGGTTCATCACAATGTATTTAAGTTTTATAATGACATCTCAGGAAAAAGAAAAAGTGGGAAGAGCCATTTATGGGAAGAGCTTTTTTTGATAGACAATGAGCAGTTCTTTATGTATAAGAAGGATGGAGCTTGGCATGCCCATGATAGATATTGCTTTGTAAAGCCTGTGCCACCGGATAACTCCTACATATTTAAGCCTTCTTCCGAAGAGCCTCTTATGGGGATAATGAAGTATCCCAATCAATATTTAATTGATAACGGAATTAACGAGGGGGATGTAGTTTCCTTCACTCCTGAATCAGAGTATGAGTTTTTGGTGGACGATGAAAAACTTTATAGGGTTTATGACCACCAAATTGCTTTTTCCCTATGAACTCTAAATCATTAAAAGAGCAAGTAATTGCTGCAGGTTACAGGGCGGTTGAACAACTTGTTAAAGTTGCAAAAGAGGATATTATTAAGCCTGACCCTGAAGATGAATTAGCTGCAGACCGTTTAAAAAATGCAGCGGCCACTAAGAAACTATGCATCTTTGATGCGTTTGATATCCTTAATAAGATAGAAACAGAGCAAGAAGAGCTTAACTTGCTTACCGGAGACTCAAGTAGAACCGATAGCAAGCAGGGATTTGCAGAACAACGAGCTAAAAAATAAGCTGTACACCAAGCATAAGGATTTTATTCCTAGGGCTGTTGTTGCGAATAAAAACAGGGCCAAGACTTGGCATTACGGATACAACGAAAAATATGGAGTTGTTGTAATATCCAAGACAGGTCAGATTGGTGACATCATAAATGTATCGGGTTTAGACATTGCGTTGCCTCCAACACCTAAGGGGCTGTCTCCTGAGCCGGACTATTGGATTCGTCACGAACTCCCTAAGTCTTTGCATAGGATACAATCTATTTTTCAGTGGAATGACATGCCTTCTTCATTTAAGAATGAATGGATAGATTACATTGAAACACAGTTTGATTCTAGAGAAAATGGACATTGGTTCATAAACAAAGGAGTTCCTACTTATATAACAGGTGCTCATTACATGTACCTGCAGTGGGCATCTATTGATGTAGGATATCCTGATTTTAGAGAAGCCAATAGGATTTTTTATATTTTTTGGGAGGCATGCAAGGCTGACGACAGATGCTTTGGAATGTCTTATTTAAAAATAAGACGCTCCGGATTCTCTTATATGGGTTCATCAGAATGTGTAAATACAGGTACACTCGCAAAGGACTCAAGGGTTGGGATACTTTCTAAGACAGGTTCTGACGCAAAGAAGATGTTTACGGATAAGGTAGTTCCTATAGCTAACAGGCTACCGTTCTTCTACAAGCCTATTCAGGATGGTATGGATAAGCCTAAAACAGAACTAGCTTTTAGAATCCCTGCATCTAAGATTACAAAAAAGAATATGCATGAGGTGGCTGCTCAAGACCTAGACGGTCTCGACACTACTATCGATTGGAAGAATACGGACGACAACTCATATGACGGTGAAAAGCTTTTACTTCTTGTTCATGATGAGAGTGGTAAGTGGGTAAAGCCCAACAACATCTTAAACAATTGGAGGGTAACCAAGACTTGTCTAAGATTGGGTAGCCGTATTATAGGCAAGTGCCTTATGGGTTCTACCTCCAATGCTCTAAGCAAGGGTGGTAGCAACTTTAAAAAACTTTATGAAGATTCAAATTTAGAAAGTAGAAATGCAAACGGGCAAACTAAGAGCGGTATGTATTCTTTGTTTATTCCTATGGAATACAACATGGAAGGGTTTATTGACCGGTACGGGCATCCTGTATTAAAAGCTCCTAAAAAAGAAGTAAGAGGTATTGACGATAGACCTATTCGGAATGGAGCGATTGATTATTGGGAAGCTGAGGTAGAGTCATTGAAAAATGACCCCGATGCTCTTAACGAATTTTATAGGCAGTTTCCTAGAACTGAATCTCATGCGTTCAGAGATGAAAGTAAATCTTCGTTGTTTAACCTTACAAAGATTTATCAGCAGTTAGATTATTCAGAGTCTTTAATAAAGGAACAGTATGTAACGCGCGGTTCTTTTGGTTGGGAGAATGGTCACAAGGACACCAAGGTCAGGTTCTATCCTGATAAGAGAGGTAGGTTTTACGTATCATGGACTCCGTCACGTCCTCTTCAAAATAACGTGATAGACAAAAGGGGTGTCAAGTATCCGGGTAATGAGCACATAGGGGCGTTTGGGTGTGACTCATATGACATATCAGGCGTTGTTGGGGGCGGTGGTTCTAACGGAGCGTTGCACGGTCTCACTAAGTTTAGCATGGAAGAGGCTCCTAGTAATGAGTTTTTTTTAGAGTATGTAGCTCGTCCTCAGACTGCTGAGATATTTTTCGAAGATGTCCTCATGGCGTGTGTGTTTTACGGGATGCCCATCTTGATTGAAAACAATAAGCCTAGGCTGTTGTATCATTTTAAAAACAGGGGCTACAGAGGTTTCTGTATGAACCGTCCGGATAAACCATTTACTAAACTTTCCAAAACAGAAAAAGAGCTTGGCGGCATACCTAACTCAAGTGAAGACGTAAAGCAAGCTCACGCCTCTGCTATTGAGTCTTACATTGAAAAATACGTAGGGTTAGATTTAGATGGTGATTTTAGACCTTGCGATGAAATGGGTATGATGCCATTTGTAAGAACTCTTGAGGATTGGGCTAAGTTTGACATAAGCAATCGAACAGCTTTTGATGCAACTATTAGCTCAGGTTTAGCTATTATGGCTACGCAGAAACACATCTATTTGCCACAGCAGAAACAAAGAAAAATTAGTGTTAACTTCGCTCAGTACAGTAACGAAGGAAACGTTAGTAAGATAAGGATTAAAAAAATACGATGAAGGAAGTCACTATAAACATCTCATCTACAGGCTTTCCAAGTCAATTTGTTTCTGATGCTGAAAAAGCTACGGATGAATTTGGGCTGCAGATAGGCCAAGCTATTCAGTACGAATGGTTTAAGAAGGACGGTAATCAATGCAGGTTTTATAATCAATGGAAAGATTTTAATCGTCTGCGATTGTACGCGCGTGGAGAACAATCCGTAGCGAAATATAAAAATGAATTAGCTGTTGATGGTGACTTGTCTTACCTCAATCTTGATTGGACTCCCGTACCTATTCTTCCCAAGTTTGTAGACATTGTAGTTAACGGAATGTCTGAAAGATTGTTCAAGGTTAAAGCTTATGCTCAAGACGCATTGTCTCAATCTAAACGTAGCGCGTTTCAAGACTTGATTGAGAGTCAAATGGTAGCTAAGCCTTTCCTTGAGAATATTCAAAAAGGCAGTGGTGTAGACCCTTTCGTTGTTCCGTCTGACGAGCTTCCAAGTACGGATGAAGAGTTGCAGCTTTTCATGCAGCTTAAATACAAGCCTGCTATTGAGATTGCTGAGGAGGAAGCTGTTAGCACAATTCTAGCAGAGAATCATTATGATGATTTAAGAAAGCGTCTTGATTATGACCTTACTGTATTAGGGATATCAGTTGCTAAGACAGAGTTTTTGAAAGGCAGTGGTGTAGAGGTTAAGTATGTAGACCCTTCAAACGTAGTATATAGCTATACTGAAGACCCCTACTTTAAAGATTGTTTTTATTGGGGTGAGATAAAAACTCTCCCGGTAATTGAGCTGCTAAAGATTGACCCCACTCTTACTAAAGAAGATTTAGAGGTTATATCAAAGTCGGGGCAAAATTGGTACGACTACTACAACGTGGCTCAGTACTACGACAACGACATCTTCTATCGCGATACAACCACGGTCATGTACTTTAACTACAAGACCACTAAGAAGATTGTCTATAAGAAGAAGGTAGACGGAGACAACAAGCGAGTCATTGAGAAGGATGACCAATTCAATCCACCTGAAGAAATGATGCAGGATGGAAAGTTTGAAAAGCTTGAGAAGACCATTGACGTGTGGTATGATGGTGTGATGGTTATGGGAACTAATATCCTTTTAAAGTGGGAGATGGCTGAGAATATGGTAAGACCAAAGTCTGCCTCACAGCATGCGTTGCCCAACTATGTAGCTTGCGCACCTCGAATGTATAAGGGTGTTATTGAGTCGCTGACTCGACGCATGATTCCATTTGCTGATTTAATTCAGATTACCCACCTTAAGCTACAGCAGGTAATATCTCGTACTGTACCTGATGGTGTATATATCGATGCTGATGGTTTAAATGAAGTAGACTTAGGGACAGGGAATGCTTACAATCCTTCTGACGCTCTTCGCTTGTTCTTTCAAACGGGTAGCGTAATCGGACGTAGCTACACCCAAGAGGGAGAATACAACCAAGGTCGTGTTCCTATTCAACAGCTTACATCAAGCAGTGCCTCAGGCAAAGCTCAGATGCTAGTTCAAAACATGAATCACTACTTACAGATGATTCGTGACGTTACGGGCCTTAATGAAGCTCGTGATGGCTCTACGCCTGACCCTTACTCTTTGGTAGGGGTTCAGAAATTAGCAGCTCTTAATTCTAATACCGCGACTCGTCATATTCTTGACGCAAGCCTTTACATATTTAGAACTCTAGCCGAAGGTTTGACTTATCGCATAGGAGACATACTTGAGTATGCAGACTTCAAAGAAGAGT